CAGTCGCTTATTATAAATTAGACAATTCAACAGAGGACTCTGTAGGTACTAACGACGGAACTGACACGAACATTGAGTATAGGTTTGGAAGATTTGGTCAAGCTGCGGTATTTAATAATAATAGTGCTATCACAACTTCTTTTAATATTGGCAGAACTAATGATTTTACAATATCTTTTTGGATTAAGGATATTACTGATAGCAATTATGGTAGTTATGCTGATAAGTGGGTTATGGGGGTGTATAATGGCGATTATATCCCAATTACTTATAATAAAACATCAAGTAAAGTTTCATATACTATTCACAACGGAACAACGCTTTTAGGCACCTTACAAACACCTGCTCTAGATGATAATTGGCATCATATAGTTTTTACACAAGATATTAATGTAGAAACTAAATTGTATGTAGATGGTGTATTGCAAACTTCCGAAACAGTTTCACACACATCTATGACTCAAAGAAGGGCAGTTTCAGGTGGTACTGGTTTTTACTTTGGTCAAAATCCATCAAACAGCTCTACTGATTTAAGATTAAAGGGGTCGGTAGACCAAGTACGCATCTATTCATCTGCCCTTACAAGTAGTCAAGTAGCAGACCTATACAACGAAAAGCCTGAAGTAGATACATCTAACTTTAAGACTGTATTGTATGAGGGGAATGGTTCAACTAATTATATTTCTAATGTAGGGTTTGATTTAGATGTTGATAATGGTGGAGATGGCGGTTTAGTTTGGATAAAATCAAGAACTGCAGCTTATTATCACAGGGCATTTGATTCTGTAAGAGGTTTGTCCACAGATGGTGTTTTATATCCGAATACTACGGCTGATGCAGATAATTTGCCAACTGCTAATGATAATTTTACTTCATTTGATGCTAATGGTTTTACATTAGGAGCAACAAGCTCAACGGATAATGGAAGTAACAAGGACAATGTTGACTTTGTAGCTTGGGTATGGAAAGGCGGAGGCGATGCGGTTTCTAATACAAATGGAACAGGAATAACATCAAGTGTTAGTGCAAGTGATAAAGGTTTTAGTATTGTAAATTGGTCAGCGACTACTACAACTACCCATACAGTAGGACACGGATTAAATATAGATGGTGTTGCTACAAAACCTGAATTAATGATAATGAAAAATGCATCAAGCAGTTCTACAAATTGGTTTGTTTATACTGATATAATAGACGGAAGTATGGATTTTTTTTATTTAAATGACGATGCTGCAAAAGCCAATAGTTCGTTAAGCGTACCTAATACTACAACATTTCAACAAGGTAATTTAGGTGGAGTTAGCACAGGGAACAATTGTATTGCATATTGCTTTCATTCAGTTGAAGGATATAGTAAGATAGGGAGTTATAATGGCGGTACGTATGGAATACAACTACCAACAGGTTTTAAAGCATCTTGGATAATGATAAAGAAATATTCAAGTGGCACAGAACGTATATGGTATATATATGATACTAAAAGGGGTGGTGATTTAGAAAATGCATTATTTCCAAATCTTCCTAATGCTGAAGCAACAGGAACTAATTTTATAGATTTTAACGATACTAACGTTGAGATTAACGCAACAGGAGATGGTGTTAATGGTTCAGGAAGTAGTTATATATATATGGCATTTAAATAATGAAGAAACTATTTTTTATACTACTTAGTACACTCACATTTGCCCAAGAGGATATATATGGGTTATGGGTTAGCCAAGATGGGGAGTATGTAACAATAAAAGAGAACAACACCTTTGAAAGGTTTACCAAAGAATCTACATTAGCAAAAGGCAATATAGAACTAATAGAAGAAGGTATGCGTATTATACGCAAAGACACCTTAGATAACTATCAGCTTTGCTACTATGTAGGAAATGAAACTATGGTAGTATGTAAACCAAGAGATGAAAAGGCTTGGTTGTTTTACAAAATAAGATAATGGAAGATTTGAAGATATTTGGATTATACTTTGGCAATTTAATGGCATTAGCATTTAGCGTAAGTGAGGTAAACGAAGTACTAAAGATGCTTGTAATGTTAGCCACCTTAACCTTTACCGTTATACAAATTTATAGAGCAGTTAGAAAATGAATAGTAGAGAACGCAGAGAACTAAGGGGATACATAGGAAGTGGAGTAGTATTTTTATTTGTTATCCTGCTTTTGATTTTCCTTTCTTATGTGGAGATACCACAAACCAATAACGATACCTTTAAGCTTATTACAGGTGCTTTAGTAGCTACTATCGGGGCGGCTATATATGTGTTTATCGGTAAAGACCCAAACGAACTTGTAGAGTTACAACGTAAAAATGATTCACTTGAAGCAAGGGTAGAGCAGTTAGTAGGTCAGAAAGATGCCTATGAGAATTTGATTATTAAAATGCAAGACGATACAATCGATAGATTGCTTTTAAATAAAGCGTTAGAACACGATGACAAATCTTAAATACTTTACACTTGAAGAATTTGCTTGCCCAACGCTTCCTAATAGCGGGGTTAATATGGATAGTGATTTCTTGCAAAAGCTGGACAACGCACGTAACATTGCAGGGATTTCCTTTAAAATCAATAGTGGCTACAGAACACAAGAACACCACAACGCTATTTACAAAAAATTGGGAAAAGAACCAACTAAGTCTGCCCACCTTATCGGCAAAGCAGCAGATATACATTGCACAGACTCAAAAAGCAGATTCGTTATTATATCAGCGTTACTTGATGCAGGATTTACAAGGATTGGCATTGCCTCTACCTTCATACATTGTGATACTGCCGAAAAAGGAAAAGCACAACAAGTTATTTGGACATACTAATACAGTTGGTAGTACGCTATGCCTAAAAAGAAATTTAAAGACACCGCAGTAGGTTCTTTCCTACTTCAAAAGATACCAAAGGTAGTTGGTGCAATAGCAGAAGATACACCAATAGGAAACGTCATAGAGGCGATTATAGGGGGTTCTGATATGTCAAGTGAGGACAAAGACCTTGCACTTGAAAAACTACGCTTAGAACGTGCCGAAATGGATGGTGTAACTCGTAGATGGGTTGCAGATAGTAGAAGTGGATGGTTAGCACAGAATGTAAGACCATTAACCTTAGCTTTTTTTTCTATTAGCTATGTAGTAGGTTGGTATATGGGATATAGTTTAGATTCTATTACTGGACTTCTTAGTGTGGTCATAGGTGGATATTTTGGTAGCAGGGGTGTAGAGAAAGTAATGGGTAATAAACTTCATCAGTAATGGCAAAACAAATAACAGGAAACTACGAAAGAAAGCCTAAGAGAAAGCGTAAAGGCATACACGCTAAAAGCAAAACAAGTAGCCTAAAATCCAGTAAAATTTACAGTAAGAAATATAGAGGACAAGGTAAATGATTATAATTAGTTATAAACATCTATTTACTTTGTAAAAAAAAACGTTTACCTTTGGTGGGTAAGTGGGATATAATGTTAACCTATTTAATGAATACTATGGAAGATACTACTATTAGACAATTAGCTGAAAAGATTGCTAAAGACTTTGCATTATCAGTAAGAGAACGTACTGACTTACTTTTAGAATTAGATGCTAATCAATATACTAACTTAGGTATTGATAGTACTAAAACTGAAAAAACTAAAGTAAAATCTGATAGTAAGTATATTTACAAAAATATTAGGGGTATTGATGAAGTAACTGGTAAGATGTTGCTTAACCATATGGATGTATAGAAAAACTATGCCAAAAACTGCTAAAAAACCAACACGAAGTAAATTAGTAAAGAAGTTAGATGTGGTGTTTAGTCAGTATATAAGACTAAGTAGTGCGGATAGAAGGGGTATGTGTACTTGTGTTACTTGTGGAAAGCAGTACCATTGGAAAAACATACAGGCAGGACATTTTATGAGTAGAAAACATTACTCTACAAGGTGGGATGAAGATAATGTATTTGCCCAGTGTGTAGGTTGTAATATGTTTAAGCAGGGAGAACAATATAAATATTCTATTTTTCTTGGTTCGGAACTGTCAAATGACTTATATTTGAAAAGTAAAGAAATAGTTAAGTTTAGTAGTCAAGACTTGCAGGATATGATTGATGACTACCAAGCAAAACTAAAGACTTTCCAGTAATTTTTGTTTTTATTGTTTTATTAGGGAAAAGGGGTAGCTTAACAGTTGCCCTTTTTTTGTTTAATTTTTTTTTACTATCTTAGCATTATGGAACAATTTACAAAAGCAGAAATCTATGGCAAGGTCTTAGAACTGCAAGAAGAAAACGAACAACTTAAAAAACAGTTAAACATCCAAAACGGTATCTACTATGGATAAGACACAACTTTACATTATTAAACAAAATGCCCTTACAAATGCAAATGTATTTTGGGGAAAAGACGAAACTAAAACAGAAGAAAAGGTTTTAGCTACTGCACAACAGTTTGTAGATTGGGTTGTAGATGCAGAAAACAAAAAACAAACTTACTCTAAACCATTTAGACCTAAGTTGGAAAAGAACACACCGCAATATTCAGATGCTATACAATATTTAAAAAATGGAGGTAGTATAGAAAATATAGAACAGAAGTATTGGTTATCAGACATAGTAAAAAGAGAATTAAATAAAATTTAAAAAAATGGATTTAAAAGGAACTATTAAACTAATAAGCGACCCTGTAACAGTAAGCGACAAGCTAACTAAACAACAGATGATTTTAACTATTGATGAGGACACTAAATACCCTCAGAATATACCAGTTGAATTTTTAAACAAAAGTGTAGATCAATTGCAGAAATTTCAAACAGGACAAAAAGTATCTGTAGGTGTTAATTTAAGAGGCAATGAGTACAACGGAAAACACTATATGAATGTAGTAGGTTGGAAGATTGCACAAATACTAAACAACGAAGTTACTAATACACAACAAAACCCTGCAAGAGAGGGAGTAGATTTACCATTTTAATAATGAGGGGGGTAACACCCCCTTTTTTTTATGCTTAAAAAACTGAAACAAGGAGATAAGTTTCCTATGGATTTTTGGAATTATAATATAAATCCTATATTGGGATACGAATACAAACCAGAACCAAGAGATTCAAAAAAAGAAAGTATTAAATATGGACTAAAAAACAATCAAATAAGATGATAGCACAAAGTAAAACAATACAAGACAAAATACTGGACATAAAATACGGAAGGATAAAGGAAGGATTAAAGATAGAAGTACCTGAAATAGACGAGTACATAAGGTATAAACAAGGTGGGTTTAATTTATTGATTGGACACGCTAACGTAGGTAAGACTACCGTGATATGTTACCTGTTAACCCTATGGGCAATAAAGCACAACCTGAGATTTTTAATTTGGTCAAGCGAAAACACACCACAAAGCATAGTAAGAAAGATTATAGAATTTAAAATGGGTACACCAATACATCAGGCAGAAGAAAAAGACATAGCCGATGCGGTAGTATGGTGCGATAAGCATTTTAAAATAATAGACGTTGAGGATTTATACACTTACAAGGATTTGCTAAAAGAAGCCAACGCAGTAAAGGATGCTTGGGACTATGATGGTTTACTTATAGACCCCTACAATAGTTTAGCAAAAGACCATCAGCTTTTAAGAGCGGTAGGAAGCCACGAGTACGACTATCAAGTGAGTAGTGAGTTTAGACTATTTGCAAAAAAGAAAAATGTAACGATATTCTTAAATTCACACGGAGTGACCGAATCGCTGCGAAAAACTCACATAAAAGGACACGAATACGAAAACTTACCAATGCCATTAGGTTTAGCAGGTGTAGAGGGTGGAGGTAAATGGGGTAACCGTGCGGATGATGTTTACTGCATACATAGATACACAAGCCACCCAAGCGATTGGATGTATAGCCACATACACGTATTAAAGGTTAAAGAAAACGAAACAGGCGGAAGGTGTACACCATACGAACAACCTATAAGCCTTAGAATGGCTTTAAACAATGTAGGATTTGAATACAAAGGGCAAGACCTACTTAACTACAAAGAAATAAAACCCATACAAATATGATAGAACCAAACATTTTTTCAAGTCCAATACTACATTTATTTATGTTACTGATGACAATAGGTGGTATATTTACAGTTATTGGATTTGTGGTACGTGCTGAAATAATAATAAGCCCTATTAAGGGTTTTGTTGTTGGTGCTTTAGTACACGATGAAACATATACAGAAAACAATACAAAAATTACGGAATATACTTTACAATGCTTATTAGGTGTAATTAGTATAAACGTAATATGGGAGAGGCAAGATGGCTAAGTAAAGTTGCTGCAAGGCATAGTGAATGGATTAAAATTGTACATTCTTTTGGTGAGTATGATTTCGCTGAAGATGTCGTAATGGAAATGTATCTTGCTTTACATAAATATGCAAGTGAAGAAAAAATCATTGAGAAAGGTGTTGTTAGCAGGGGTTATTGCTATTTTACCTTGCGCTCGATTTTTTTACAGTATTGTAATGCTAAAAACAAAATCAAAAAAATTGAAATTGACAATGAAGAAACTTATACTCAAATTGCAGACGATTCGGAAATGGATGACCAAATAGGATATAACGACATAACCACAAAAATAGACAACCACATAGAAGGTTGGAGGTGGTATGATAAAACCCTATTTAGATTGTACAGAGATACAGATATGTCTATTAGAAAAATAGCAGAAGAAACTAACATAAGTTGGGTAAGTATATTTAACACACTAAAAAAGTGTAAAGAA